GCTATGGCATGGTTCTGTTTATGGGGTATGTTGTTATATCCAGTTGGTGTTGTAGCAACTTCTGGCCTTGGATTAGACAAAGCCGCAAACATTATTGGTGATATGGCCAGTATATACTTCTTAAGTGTTGCGGGTGTCGTAGGTGTTTTCTTTGGTGTTACTAAAATGGGTGGCTCTAAGCCAAGAAATGGTGATTAATTATGTATCAATATTTTGTAAAAAACGTTTTGAAGGTCATTGATGGTGATACTGTTGATGTTGAAATTGATTTAGGTTTTGATTTAACAAAGAAAGAACGTGTTAGATTAGGTGGTATAGATACTCCAGAAAGCAGAACTAGAGACTTGGAAGAAAAGAAACTAGGTCTGCAAGCTAAAGATTATTTAAAAAGCTTAATTATGAACGCTGATAAATTAATTGTTAGAACTGAAAAAGATGGTAAATTTGGAAGAATGATTGGGTATTTGTATATGAACCCTGATGCAACAGTATCATTAAACCAAATGCTCATAGATGAAGGTTTTGCATGGATGTACGATGGAGGTACTAAGAAAAAGGATTTGCAAGAATTACTTGATAAAAGGAGAATGCAATAATGTTAGCAAGTTTAATTGGACCAGTTACTGGGTTATTGGATAAAGTTATTGAAGATAAAGATCAAAAGGCCGCGTTAGCCCATGAGATCGCCACAATGTCCGACCAGCACGCTCAAGAGGCACTTATGGGGCAACTTGAGATAAATAAAGCGGAAGCCTCTAGTGGGTCTTTATTTAAGGGCGGTTGGCGACCATTCATAGGATGGGTATGCGGATTTGCTTTTGCTTATCATTTTGTACTACAGCCTCTTATAGTCTTTGGAGTTACAGCCGCTGGTGTTGATATGCCAGAGTTGCCTAGTTTCGATATGGGTTCACTTTTAACTGTGATGATGGGAATGCTCGGATTGGGCGGACTTAGATCAGTTGAAAAACTCAAGAAAATTGAGAAATAAATGACAAAACTTTCTGAAAGTTCAGAGTTTACAATACCTTTAAAGAACTTATTGGCTTTGGTGGGAGCTACAGCCGTAAGTGTTTGGGCATACTTTGGAATAATTGAAAGATTAGCTTTTTTAGAACATGAACAAGTAATGCACTGGGAAGAAATCACAGAAAATGACGATTGGATAGATGAATTTAAACCCCCACCCGAAGTTGCAGATGCTATAAAACGAGTGCGCGCCATTGAGCTACAAATAAAAGAACTAGAAATGCGGCTTAATTTTTTAGATAGGAAATAAAATGAAACTTACTGATGATCAAATAAAAGATTTACTACATGGAAACTCAAGTTGGTCTGATTGGGTTGAGCCAATGCAAAAGTTATTACCAGAATATGAAATAAATACACCAGCGCGAATTGCTGGTTTTATAGCTCAATGCGGTCATGAAAGTTTAAATTTTAAAGTTTTAGAAGAAAATTTGAATTATTCAGCCAAAGGTTTAAATGCAATCTTTCCTAAATACTTCAAAAATGCTGGCAGAGATGCAGAGAAATACCACAGGAAGCCGCAAGACATAGCAAACGTAGTATATGCCAATAGAATGAAAAATGGTGATACTGATAGCAATGATGGCTGGAAATTTCGTGGCAGAGGGGTCATTCAATTAACAGGCCGTTCAAATGTCACAAGATTTGCAAATGACATGAACATGGCAATTTCAGAAGCTATAGATTATTTGGAAACAAATATGGGTGCTTTGCACAGTGCTTGTTGGTATTGGGATAGTAGAAACATAAACAGATCAGCAGATGATGGTGATATTGTTACTATGACCAAGCTAGTTAATGGTGGGACTATAGGAATTGAAGACAGAAAACATCATTACGCTAGAGCTATAGAAATACTAGATGGCACATATGTTCCAAAACCAAGTCCAATTTTGCTGAAGGTTGGCAGTACAGGCGATAAAGTAAAAGATATTCAAGAGGCTTTAGGTCTTGATGCAGATGGGCATTTCGGCAGAGTTACAAAAGCAAAAGTAATGGAATGGCAACAAGAAAACGGATTGACTGCTGATGGTATTGTTGGAAGTAAAACCTATAAAAAACTAATAGGCTAATTAATGATTACTAAAATTGCTCATCGCGGAAAGTTATCACAAGGTCAAATAACTCGATTAGGCGGTTTAATTGCTTTTGTATGTGGTCGAACACCATATGATCACATACTGCAAGACTTGTATGATAATAGTTTTTTAAAAAATGAAAATTCTCAACCTAAATTAACATCAAAGGGAAAAGAAGAATTAAATAGGTTGACAGCAATGGCGGGCTTGCGTCCAGAACATTATGCAGATACTTAGTTTCGGTGGGGCGAAAATCTAATTCGGGCAAAAGAACTTAGATGGATGTGTTACCAAATGCGCTACATTTAAAATTTCATCGCGCCCCACACGATTTTTTTATTATTTTAATATTAACTTATCTCTAGGCAAATCATACTTATCAACAACTCTTTCTACTGTTGGAAGTGATAGGTGAAGGGCATATGCAATTTGAATGTTGTTTAAGTTCATAACCAATAGCCTGTTTATGGTGATGGTTTGTTTATTAACAACAATATAATCCAACTCTTTTTGTTTTCTTTTGTTGGCCGCAATTGCTTTTTGTTGTGAGATACGCCCTCTATCAAACTTAGAATGGGTTTCTTCACCACCATACCTTTTTTCTTGCTTGGCCTTTAAGCGCATTAATGCAGACGCTTCAGCTTCTGTTGGCTTTCTTCCATGCGCCCTTAAAGCTATCAAGAGTGATTTCCACATTACTTAATGAAATATTCATATTCTATATCCCTTCCCTGTTTGTATTTTTTTCCACTTTGTAAGCTGTTCTTTTGCTTCAAAGTATTGTTTTTTTGCACTCAACGGACTGTCTTTGTTTGTCCATTGAGTGTATTTTTCGTTCAAGGTATCCACTAAGTTCTTGTGAATATCCTTTAATTCCAAAGGCAACTCTTTCACTTTGTTGCCTCTTTTACTGGCTTAATAAATTTCAAATCATTTTCTTTGCAGAAGCGATACAATTGCTGACGATGCATCCCTAATACTCTGGCCGCTTCAGCCATAGTATATCCCTGAACAATTTGTTCCATTATCAGGCCAATACGTTCAGCCTTTTGCATGTAGATCAATTTTTTCCATTTGCTTTGTATAATCATAATCCAATAATCCTTTTCATTTCTTTTACTTGAAAATATTCATTATGCTGAGGATGGCGTGACATAAACAATCGCGCATAAAGGCCAAGAAAATCATTGGTTATCTTGTAGCGTTCTGTTGATGAATTGATTGTACTTTCCCAGCGCATTCTATTGCCTATCATCCAATGTGAACCGCGATCTGGTCTTTTAGATATTAACTGTAGAGTGAACTGCTCAAACATCTGATAGACTTCAGGTTCTGTCCTGTAGTGGTACAAGAACCTAGTGGCCAAATCATCTTTTCTCATATTGTGCTTTGCACCATCTAAGAAGTTTATGAATTCATTTTCTGTTTCAAATTGCATTTTATAACCTTTCATTTGATTGATGGGGCTTTCGCCCCGTTTGATTAAACATTGATGTTTCGTATAATACTAACACCATCATTTAGTGGTTCGTATCTATCATCATTTAATACAGATACTTTAGTTGGGCGCTGTATTGTGGTTTGCTTAATACCATCGCGCTCGCCATGTTCTTTGATCTTTGCCATGCAGTTGATCAAAGTACCCTTGCTACCCCAGCAGTTTGTGCCTTTGTAGATAACAATATTATTATTCTCATCACGGCAGATATTGACATATGTTGTGCCGTAAAACCCATCAAATTCAACAACGTGCTGTACTGTCAGATCAAAAGATTGACGCTCGCCAACAACACCAACATGAACACAATTAACATCAGCCCCTTTGCGTTCAGCAAGTTGAGCCGCCCTTTTATCAATTATTTTCACAACTGCATCACGCTGTTTCTCAGTTAAAGAACCATAATCATTTAAAGCTGTTTCCATTTTACCAAGAAAGCTATCTGGTTTATCATATTTTGCACCAGCTAGAAATTCTGTAATTTCCTGTGCGCGTTCATCATTAGCAAAAAACTTTTTAGTGCGACCTTTAATAGCATTAGCTCTGATACTAGCTTCAACAGCGGCTACATATCTTGGGTTATCCCATTTGTCTTGATAATCGTTTTCGTGGTATGACATTTTAATAATCCTTTTCAATTTGATAATGTAGATCATACAGCAAAATACAGGACTGTCAACTAATTGTTTACAGGGCTAGTTTTAATTGAGCGTCAAGACAATTAGATGGAAATTTTTGTTTTATTTTTTCCGATATAATGTCCTCAGATTTATATCTTTTCGTTTCACCCTTTGGGTAAGGTTCAGTTTTATATTTTAAATATTTCTTTAATTTCTTATTACCAAAAAAAATATAACGATGTTTGGGTTGAGGTAATTTAGTGGGTATATTATTTTCTTTTGCATAAACAGAAGGTGCAGTAATTCCTCTGTTAGTCAAAACTTTAGCGTGAACCCATTTCTCATCAATAAAATATTCTTTATCATGTGATTTAGTTGCACCACAGTATAAAAAGTTTGTGGCTTGATAAATGTATCCAACATGCCCCATTGCCCCATCAGCATAGCTAACAACAGCCCACTCTTTCATATGACGCAAGCTTCGACCTACAAGAAAAGAAGCGGCGTTTTTAGGCGCTCTTTCATTTATGCATAATCTATTTAACTCAATAACATTAGTTCGATTTTCTTCACCTAAAAATCCCCGTCCAACTTGAGGTGATGGTGGCATACCATAGGTAACTATACCTTCTAAAGTATCTTCAATAAACAAACCAAAACAAAACATTCTTTGACATTTTCTTTTTGCATAATGTTTATTTAGTAACCACTCATCTGTAATTTTATTTTCAATTTTTTTTACTTTCATTTGTTAATTTCCTTACTAATACTATACATACCTAACATTGATTTTTTTACTTTAGGATGCAGGGTATTTACATAATCATGAAATTGCTGTGGCGTTCCATCAATTGATAGATTGTCACAAACACCTTGAGCTTTCCAAAACTCTTTATCAGGTGGGTTTGTATTGCATCGGCACTTTTCATACATTGTGACCTCATCGGCCATGTGGCAATGCTGATACGGGTACGAAACCACACCCGTATCTTTGCATTCATTGCACTCGTAAGCGCTCATGACTTGTCAGCCTGAATAAGCTCATCCATGCGTTCCAAGTAAATATGAATAGCATGATGCAAATCTGTTAGGCTGGCATTCTCAGCACATTCCCGAATAGTCGTGAATTGATGAGGTTTGCCGTGTGGATACACCCTAGACCTTAAATCGCCTACTGGTGCATCAGCCTCAGTAAAGGGCTTTCTGGGGTATCCTGTGGACGTGTCAGGCGATGTTACAGCCGCACGTATATGCTCATTGAGCTTATCGGTGGTTGAAGTCGCACCGCCAACTTTCTTTTCATTCAAGAAATCCAACAAAGCCGCCTTATCGGTTGGCACTTCAGTTGAGGTAGTAACGCCAAAAGCTTTCTTAGCTTCCGCCTGTGTGCCTACCCAGCTTCCCATTCCATTAGTATACAGTTTCATTCGAATGCGCCTCCTAGCGCTAGTGTTGTGGGGCAGAAGCCCCGTTTAATTTATTTACGCTCATAGTCAGCATACATTTGCAACATTTTATCCCAGCCCCATTTCACGAATTTGGCGAGATCATCACCTTCCTCAATGCCATGATTAGAGGCAAATTGTTTTAGGGCTGATGTAAGTTCCATTTCAGGAAACTCATGAACCAGATCAATTGCTTCATTATAAGCTTTTTCCCAAGTTGCGTTCATTATACTGTCTCCTCAACTTGTAATTCTTTGAAGCCAACAAATGCACATTCAAAAGCTTGACTATATCCAGAAAGAACTGTGCCATCTGCTCTTTGAGCATCAATGATAAACCTGTCAAACGCCATTGTAGATCGCAGACCTAATCCATCTTCCCTACGTTCTAATACAGTAACATCTTTATTAAAATCACCATTTATAAGTAGGCTACCATCTGCAATAGTAATTATAGAAAACTCGCTAGACCAAGAACCCTCAATGTTATTTGTCCAGCGATATGCATATTCAAGACAATCATCAGTTGTTCCGAATGCAGATAATTCTGTTGGAATTTGAACTACAGCAACTGGTGTAAATTCTTCAATATTGCCAGTTTCGCGGTTACGATTTGCATGTTGTACTGTGATTTTCATAATTTATATTCCCTATGGTTGCGAGGTGAACCCTCATTTGATAAACAATCTGTAAAGCTTATGATTACAAATGTAAACAGTTAATTTACAAATAATTAAAAAAAGTTAAAATAAAGGAGCAGGGAAATGTTAAAAACACTAGAATTTAAGGTGATGGGCGCACCTGTAGGCAAGGCTAGACCAAGATTTACTAGGTCAGGTCATGTATACACAGACCCAAAAACAAAAGATTATGAAAAGTCTGTAGGGCAAGCGGCGTGGGTTGCCATGCTAAAATCTAGGTTGAGGCCAACAGATCGAAGGGTAAGTGTTCTTATGTCTTCTCATTTTCAAATACCAAAATCATATTCAAAATCAAAAGTTCTGGAGTGTCAGGCTGGAACTATAATCCCATCAAGGTTTGATTTAGATAATTTAGCAAAGTCGATATTAGATGGATGTAATAAGATTGTCTGGGAAGATGATGCTTCTGTTTGGCACTTAACTTGCTTTAAAAGATATTGTGATGTTGATGTTGAGCCACACACCCAAGTTAGGGTACAGTGGGATGACGGAAGGCCAGAAGAAAATATAATATGATACCAAGGTTTATTTTTAATATGGATGGCACTTTGACTGATAACAGGTCAAAAATTGAGCCTTCATTTGCAGAAGTATTCAGCCATTTCTGTGAAGCAAACTATACATATGTAGTTTCTGGCGCTGGTTATAACCAAATTAAATGGCAACTTGGAGATGAAATTTGTAATTCTCTTGATGGTGTTTTTTCATGCGCTGGGAATGAGCATTGGATACAAAATAAACTCATATCAAAAAATACATGGACACCATCACCATATTTAATTGCTGTACTTGCAAACTTTTTAGCAGTTTCAGCATTCCCTCATAAAAACGGAAAACACTTTGATTTCAGAAACGGGATGTTTAATTTCAGCATCAGTGGCCAACAACCAACAATAACAGATCGCAAGATTTATAGTGATTGGGATAACTACAGTGAAGAAAGATTAGCTATTGTCAGCAAAATAAAATCCAATTTTCCAGAGATTGAATGTGTAATTGCTGGTGAAACTGGAGTTGATATTTATCCAGTTGGAAAAGATAAAAGCCAAATTTTAGAAAATTTTTATGATCAAGAATTAATATTCTTTGGTGATAGCATTACCAATTATGGCAATGATTTTGGTATCGCTCAATATTGTGATGTTGTTTATGAGGTTACAGATTGGCGAGAAACAAACATTACGTTACTCGCCAACTATTTCAATGTGCAATAAGAATAATCAGCGCCATACATTTCACGCCACTTTATCGGTTCTTTGTGAATAGCGATTTTAGTTTTGTCATTACCCCATAAACCTTGGTGGTGATCTTCACATAGAGGGATAGCAGTGCTGTCTGGACGCTTCGCACCACTGAACCTATCATGGATAGGATGGTGCGCCGTTGTGGGGCTTCTTTGGACTTCACCGAATTTTTGGCAGATACAGCATCTTTTTTGTCTGATTTCTTTAAGGAATTTTTCATCTTTTTTCGCCTTTGGTTTTTTTAGTCCAATAGATGCTTTACCAGTTAGATTTGACATTGTGTTATAATTTAAGCCCTTTTGGACGTATTTTAGGTTTTACACTAAGACCAGAAACTTTATCTGTCATAATGCATTGCGCCATACTGTCCATATCTTCATATGGTTTATATACGGCTGGTAATGCGTTTCCGCATTCGTATTCACTACTATACAGTGTTTTCTTCTCAATTTCTACACCAGCTACGACATATGTTAAAACTAGAAATGTGTAAAAGCTCATTTTGTGTACCTCTCATTTTGATTTGTGATTAACCCAACAAGCCAGTTGGGGTCATAATTATAGATGTTTATTTTTCTTTTGCTGGTCTGAACCCAAGTATTTTGATGACCTATACCCATACGTGTTCCCGCCTTTTCCCAACCCATAGATTGCCAGAAAAAATTACTTTCCAAATCATCAGCACAACCAGCATCAAATGACATTGTACCAATAGATAATCCCCATTTCACAACGCTATTTAATAACATTCTACCCCTTTCAAGCTTTCTGGCATCTTCCTGAAGGCATATTTGTGCTATCTTTCCTTTTCTGTATATTGCGTTTCTTTTACCAAAACTGGCCAAACAAAAACCAACGAGATCATCATTTACAGTGCATACGAATAATTTATCATTGCAGACAGGAGACCATCTTTTACCAGTTTTAATTCCAGTGATAGCCGCCTCATAAGCCATTTT